TTCCAATATCTTGGATCTGTTACTTCAGATATTCAAACACAATTAGATGCTAAAGCTACAGCAGGTCTGGCGGTGGCGATGGCAATCGCATTATAGGAGAAAACATGGCTCAAGATTTCGAATCCAACGGAGCGCAGATAACAAACTCTGCAACCACAATATATACGTCAAACAGTGATGATGCAGTTGTTGGACTAAGACTTGCTAATATTTTAACAACTACTGTTACAGTAAGTGTTTGGATATCAGAAGGTGGTTCTACAACTAGATACCTTGTAAAAGATTTATCTATACCCCCTGCTAGTTCAGTAGAGCTAGTACAAGGTGGAGCTAAATTTGTTTTACAAAGCGGAGATATTTTAAAAGGACAAGCTGGTACAGCAAGTAGTATTGATGTATGGGTATCATTAGTCGATACAATTAGTTCATAGGAGATAACATGGCAACAATAACATCAGTAGGTGGTGTTCAATATATAGGTGATGCACCAGCAGGTGAATCTATACACGAACACGATTCTGAAATAAATAAAGATCAAATAATAACTAGTGCTGTTTTAGCTGGACCAATTACATTTGCAGCAACTGTTACTGTTACTGGTACACTTGTTGTTGTATGAATAATCCATACGATAAGAATCAACCTATCCATATAGATAGAGGCACTCGTAAACTTGTTGTTAAAAGTACACAAGATACTACAAATATATTAGAACAAAATAAATGGTCACAAAATAATGTTACACAAAAAGGTGATCTGCAACGTATAGCTCAAATACCATTAATAGCTCTGAAAGTTAAAACTAAAGAACGATTTGGACATTCTAATTTTCATAAGTTAAATAAAGAAGAACAAAAAAATATTATAAAAGAAATGGTAAATAGTAATGAGTATATGTTTTTTAGAACAGGAGATAAAAGGTTATAATGGCACTAGATAGTTATACAAATTTAAAAACTGCAATAGCAAACTTTCTTGCTAGAGATGATCTTACTTCAGAGATTGATGACTTCATTGATTTAACTGAAGCAGACTTTAATCGTAGATTAAGAGTAAGAGCTATGGAAACAGTAGACTCATCTTTTACTATAGATGCTGCCACTGAAGCATTGCCTACAGGTTTTTTACAAGTAAGAAGTTTTATACTTACAAGCCCTGATCCAGATTCTGCTTTAGTATTTATGACTCCGTTTCATCAAATAGAATCTTCTGGTAGTGATAGATCAGGACAACCAAAAGCATATTCTATTGAAGGAAGTAATTTTAGATTCTCCCCTACACCTGATGCAACATATACTGGTAGATTAACTTACTACAAAGCATTTGATTCTATAAGTGGATCTACTGCTACTAATCACATATTGACTAATCATCCTGATGTATATCTATATGGTGCATTATACTTTGCGTCTACATTTATTAGAGGTATGGATCAAGGAACTGTAGTACAATTTAAAACACAATATGAAGCTGCATTAAAACAAGTTGAAGATGCAGATGCATTAGATAAATATAATGGTTCACCTTTAGTACAAAGGTCAGGAATTAACATTAACAACTACGATAATATATAATGCAAGTACCTTTTGGAGAATGGCTGCCAGATTTGCCAGATCATATGAATCCTGGAGCAACACAGGCTAAGAATGTTTATCCTGCTGTAAATAGCTACAGACCATGGAAAAGCATAACTACAGCTACAGCCAATGCATTAGATAACAGATGCCAAGGAGCTTCTTCATTTACATCTGATGCTGGTAATGTAACTATCTTTGCTGGTGACTCTAGTAAATTATACAGAATACTAGCTAACTCAATTGTCGATGAAAGTGGTGGTGTTAGTTATAATACTGCTGCAAATGGTTATTGGGATTTTGTAAAGTTTGGAGAAAGTGTTATAGCTTTTAATGGAGTAGATGCACCTAGAACATGGTCACTAGATACATCAACAGACTTTGCTGCACTTGGAGGTTCACCTCCTACATTTAGACATGCAGCAGTTGTAAACAATTTTGTTGTTACTGGATTTCAACCAACAGCACAAAACAAAGTACAATGGTCAGCAGTTAATGATGCTACATCATGGACAGCAGGAACTAACCAAGCTGATTCAGAAACTTTACCTGAAGGAGGAGTTGTTACTGGTGTAACAGGTGGACAGTTTGGATTAATATTCCAAGAGAATAGAATTACCAGAATGGACTACAGAGGTGGTAATGTTATATTTTCTTTCAGAAGAATTGAAGATAACATAGGAGCTGTGCAAGGTAAGACAGTAATTAAAGTTGGAAATCTTGTATACTTTTTATCTGAAGATGGCTTTAGAGTTACAGATGGTAATACATCTAAACCTATTGGTAATGGTAAAGTAGATCGTTTCTTTAAAGATGATTTAAGATTTGCACATAGAGAAAGAGTTAAGGCAGCAGTTGATTATAAAAACAAATTAGTATGCTGGTCATATCCATCTACTGCATCAGGAGTTACTGATAAAATTATAGTTTACAATTATGAAACTTCTAGATGGTCTATTGTAGAACTATCACATGAAATGATATTCAACTACATATCGCCTGGTTATTCTGTAGATGACTTAGATGATTATCCATCATCAGGTTCAAACAACTTAGATGCAATCAATGTACCACTTGATAGTGATATATTTGTTGGAGGACTAAGATCATTTGGTGTATTTGATACCACACATAAGTTTGGTACATTTGAAGGTACACCACTAGCTTGTGAAATAGGTACAGGTGAAACAGAAATATTTCCACAGAATAGATCATTGATTACACATGTAAGACCAATTGTTGATACTACATCAGCTACTGGTTCTATTACATTTAGAAATAGAGTAGGTGATTCACAATCTACTACATCTCCTGTTGCAACTATGCACTCAACAGGTACAATACCATTTCATAAAAGTGCAAGATATTTTAAATTCAATATGCAAATAGCAGCAACTACATCTTGGAATGATGCGCAAGGTATAGATGTTGAAGCAATAAAAGAAGGTTATAGATAATGTCACAATTTGATGATTTAGTAGCAAAGTATAGAAACTTAAGTTATGGAAGTTTACAAGGTCAAAACCCATCATCAGTAAATAGTTTACTTGATGATTATAATGATAGAAAATTTTTTACTACACATTCAGATGGTATGGGTAATATGTTTGTTAGAGATGAATTTGGTCGTTTACAATTTAGTACACCAGAAATGGGATTGTTATCTGATGGTACTGGTTATGCTACTTATGATCCTTACTTTGATTATGGTGATCCTGGTTATGCAGCTGCATTCCAACCTAATGAAAATTACTTAGTAGATGCACAAACTATAAGACCTATGCAAGGAGGAAATAGCGAAGACAATAGAGATAGGTTTAAAGCAATGCAAGAAAGAAATAGATTAAGAAATCAATTAGGTGATGATTTAGATAAGTTTAATATGTTGCCTGGTTATGAAGAAACTAATTTACCAGGTTTCTTAGGATTCATTGATGAAACTCTGTCAAATCTTGATCGTCAAATAGCAATAGATAGATACATGAGAGATATAGAAGCATCACAAGAGTTTGGTAAAAACAAATATGGTTTAGATACTTCTTATAAAGGAGCTGATCCTGAAGGCGATCCTAGTGGAGGAGCAGCACCAACATCTGGTCCATCAGGCGTTGATGCAGACACTGGTAAATTTTCTGGTGGCACTCAAACTGGTGGTAACCAAGGAAACTTTGGTGGAGCAAGTATTGGTGGTGGTACTTCTGGACCAGCTGGTACAGCAGGTGGACACGGAGCTGGTCAAGCTGGAGGAGCTATGGGTGGTGACAATCCTGGCAACACAGGTGGAACATCAAGATTCTAATGGCTAGTAAACAAAACTTAGAATATATCTATCAGTATGTTGATAGCCAAGAAGACTTTCAACGAATAGTAGAAGATATAACTAATCAATTAATTACTTATCATAATACTGAAAATCAAGAGGTAGCAGCATGGTTTCTTGCGTAAACTGTGAACATCATTGTCATTGTGGAAATAGTGGTCAATGTCCTATTGAAGATTGTGATTGCAATAACTGCGAACATAATGCATTAGATGAATTTTGGAAAAGATTAGATGGCACACACATACAAGAATAGTAAAGTAGATTTAACTACAACAAACGATACAGTCTTATATACTGTACCTGCTAGTACAACTAGTATTGTAAAATCTATATTAGTATCTAATGATGATGCTAGTAATGCTTGTGAAGTTACAGTTACTTTACTTAATACATCAGATACTGTATTTAGTTTATTTAAACAAAAAGATGTTTCTGCTAAAACAACTATTGAATTATTAACAAATCCATTAGTAATGAACACAGATGAAGAACTAAAAGTACAAGCAGAGAATGCTAACGATCTTCATGTTGTAGTAAGTTACTTAGAAATTTCATGACGGTTCCTGTATTTATACCACAAGAAAATATTAGAGCTGTATATCCTATAGTTAAAGATTCTATTGAAAAAGCACTTCAATACTCAGGTAATCATTTTAATGGTAATGATATCTTAGAATCATTGGTTGCTGGAGAAATGCAACTATGGGTATTATGGAATGAAAAGAAAAAACAAAACTACCAAGGATGTGGTGTTACCAAAATACTACAAAGAACTAACACCAAAGTCCTTAACATATTTATTGTTACTGGGCGTAACCGTAAACAGTGGCAGGATAAAATATCTGTCTTAGAAGATTACGCCAAGCAACAAGGATGTTCTCATATTGAAACTTATGCTCGACCTGGTTGGTCTCGCATACTCAAGAAAAAGAACTATAAAACAACACACTATATATTAGAAAAAAAATTGGAGGAATAATATGTCATCTGGAGGGGGAACTACTCAAACATCAGGTGAGGTAAACCCATACGCACCTGCGGAACCTTACTTACAAGATATATTGCAACAAGCAGAAAATATCTATCAGAGTGATGTAGGAAAGGAATTCTTTCCTGGATCTACTGTTGTACCATTTGCACCACAAACTGAACAAGCATTAGATTTATCAGGTGCAAGAGCATTTGATTTAATGGGACCATCAGCTATGTATGGACAAGCTAGTGATGCGTTTGGAGCAGCAGCAACTGGTCAAATGGGAACTGCATACGATAGATTAACACCACAACAAAACTACTTAGATACTGTAAGAGATACTATTGCAAGTGATGTAATGGGTGATGTAGCTACAAGATTTGGTACTATGGGTAGAACAGGTACTAGTCCTGCAGCTCAACAAGCAGCAGCTAGGGGTATTACTCAAGCCTATGCACCTATCGCTCAGAGTGCAGCAGAAGCTGAAAGAACAAGACAACTAAGATCAACTGAAATGGGATTAGACAGAACATTAAAAGGTGCTGCAGGTTTAGCTCCATTACAACAACAAATGGATGCGAGAGTACAAGCAGGTATTGGCCAATTAGGTACTGTAGGTCAGGCATATGAAGATTTAGCTGCAAGACAATTACAAGATCAAATGGCTCGTTTTAACTTTTCACAACAAATGCCTTATCAAAGATTAGCTGCTTATTCACAAATGGTTAATCCTATTGCTGGTATGGGATATGCAGGTACACAATACACACCTGAAGCTAGTCCATTAATGTCAGGACTTACAGGAGCTATGTTAGGTGGTTCAGCATTCCCTGCAATGGCAGGAGCTACACCTTATGGAGCAATACTAGGTGGTCTTGCTGGATTTTCAGGATTATTATAGGAGATATATATGCCACACTTACCAGGACATAAAAGTAGACTAGGACGAAATGTACAAGAATTACGTAATTATTTAAACCAACCTACATACTTGCCTATTTCTAATGTAGCAAATCAAATTGACCCAGGATTTCAAAATGCATTAACTACAGACAGATATTTAAATCCAAACAGACCTAAAGGTTTTATGTCAGATATTGCTTTTGGAACAGGATTACTAGGTGAAGGTTTAGATACTGGACTAAATAAATTTATGAAAAATGTAGTTGATCCTACATTAAATTACCTAGCACCTAATGCTTATGATATGAGATATCAGAATTTAGATACTACTTTTGACCCAATAGCTCCTGCAGGTACAAGAGATGGTATGCCATTTGAACAAATACCTGATGCTGGATTTGCTAGTAGTGCAGCAAAAGCAGCATACGATGAACAATTTAGAGCTTCAAAAGATTCTGATTATCAAAATCCATATCAACAATTATCTAATGGAGCATATGCAACAGCAGAAGAATTTTTTAATGATCCTTTAATAGCAGGAGGCGATGGTGGAATAATGAGTGCTGTTAGTCCAACTGCTTGGGCAGATGCTATCTCTAATTCTAAAATAGATATAAAAGGTAGTAATCAATCTACAGTAACTGATATTATAAAACAAACTAACAACCCAGACTTAACTGAACAAAGTGATAACTTGGGTAAACAAACTGATCAAAAAGATAACATTGATACTACAAATAAAGAAGAAAAGAAGGGATGGTTATCTGGATTACAAACTGGCATTAATAATTTTTTAGATAGATTAAATGAACCAGGTTTTCAAACTGCATTAGCTATGCACATGGAAGCTAAAGGTGGTGGAGATATTACTGATGTTTTATTTGCAGGTGTAAAAACTAGCAACAAAGCAAAGACTGCTGCGTTTACATCTCACATGAATGAACTTAAATTAAAAGAAATGGAAGTTAATATACTAAGTAAAACTAAAAAATTAACTACACCTACACAACCAACTGATAGTATGAAAGGTATAGTTAAATCATTATTAGCTAAGTATGATCTAAAAGATAGATTAGAAGGAGCTTCATTAAGTATATCTTCTAGAGCTATGGAATACGTTGATGCAGGTATGTCAGAAATAGATGCAGCTAACCAAGCTATGAAAGATGCAGAAGGTGCTTTAACTCCTGATAAATGGTTTGATCAGTTCATTGGTAAAGGTGGTGGTGAATTTGATATTACTAAAATGGCACCTGCTGGTGGTACTCAAGCCCAATACTTTTCAGATGCTGCAGGTCGAACAGTAATCTTTGATGGAACTAGTTATCGGTATGCAGATGGAACACCTTACACTCCAGGAGAATAATGACAGTACCAAAAGGTTTAACACCTATTAACAATCCTGCACCAGCTGCAGCTCCTGATGTACCTAAAGGACTTACACCTATATCTGAACCAGAAGCTCCTGGTTTTTTTGAATCACTAAGACCTATTAGAGATTTATGGAAGTATGAAAGTTTACCTGTTGCATATTTACAATGGCAAGGAAATGATATCAAAGGCGCACCTTGGTTAGGTAAAAGCAAACAGGAAAATGCCAAGATAGCTAAAGAATGGTTAGATGCTAATCCTGATCAGGCTGGTACAGAAGAATATAACTATCATAGTAAAATATTAAAACTATATGGTTATGCTATAGATCCACAACCATTTAGTATGTCAGCAGTTACTGAGGCAATAAGAACAAATCCTGGTATGTTTGGTGCTGAAATGGTTAATATGCTTCTTGCAGACCCATATTTAATATTACCTGTGTTTTGGAACCCTGCAAATCTAAGTGCAAAGTCATTACAATTTAGTGCAGCATTAAGTAAAGTAGCTAACTCTGTACCTAGAATTACTGAAGGTACAATGAAAGCTATTGGTGCTACTCCTATGCTTACAACATATAGTAGTTTACATCAACTATCTGAAGATAGGATGCTAGACCCAAAACGAACTGCAACTGAATTAGCATTTGGTGGAAGTTTAGCTTTTGGACTAGGTGCTATTACTGCTGGAACTGCAGGTAAGGGAAGTAAACTTTTAGGTTTAAGCCATGATCAATTGATGGCTAGAATCAAAGAAGGTCTTACTAGAAAAGCTGCAGATGGAGATGCATTAGCAAAACAAATCTTAGAAGGTAAAAGAGTTTCAAGCTATGATGATATATTGAAACTTATCATAGATGATATAGAAGATTCATCTGTTGGATTTAATCCTAATAAATGGGAATTCATTGTTGATAAAGATGGGAATCCTTTAACAGGACAAGCAGGTAGAAACTTTGTCAAACGAATGTTACAAGACAAAGACAGTGATTGGACAACTGATATGCCTTACGGTTATCTTAAAGAAAAAGGTATATTTTATAATCGCAAAGACGGTACAATGCGATTTGATAAAAATGTTTTAGAACAAGAATGGAAACTATTCCAAAAGTCTAAGGATCCTATAGCTGCATATTTTAAAGACTTTGATCAGTATCTATCTTGGAAAGCAGAGATAGTTAGAATAAAAAATAGTCCTAAGTATAGCAATAGAAATAAATATCCGAACGATGAAGTAATTAGAAAAGAAGCACTTAAGAATCATTACAATAGATCTTATGAATCTAATAAAGTACATCAAGCATTAAGAGATGAACTAATGCCTATTGTTGAAGATGCCTATCATAATTTAGTTATAACAAATAACACTAGATGGTATCATATGAGAAACTTAAAAAACTTAGATACACCTTTAGTAGCAGGAGGTATTCTTGGTGGTGGTGCATATATAGCTACTGGTGAAGAAGAAAGTTTTTGGACAGGCGCAGCAGTAGGACTTGGAGGTGTTAGTGTATGGAAAGCAGCAGGTAGTATCTACTCTAGAAATAAATCTCTTCAACAAGGAAATAAACTTAGTCAATTAAGCGAAGAAAATCTAGGAACTAGATTACAAGAAATTAAAGATAACTTGCCTGAAGGTGTTACCTTAGATGATATAGCATTAAAAGAAATGCCTTCTTTCTATCAAAGTCCTAATGTAAAAAAATCAGATTTAATTAAATTAGGAAGAGCTGAAGAAATTGAATTATCTAAGTCACAAGCTATTTCTGGATATTTAATGGATGATTATAGAAGCTATGTCCTAGCAACTGCACAAGATGTAAATAGATTAAAAGAAATTATAATAGGTAAAGTACCAGATAAATCACGAAGAGAAGCTATTACCAAATATATTCAAGAAAAAGAAAAAGTAACTAAACTTAGTAAAGAAGAACTAGCTGTTGCTAAAGATGTTCAAAAGACTATGAATGCTATGTGGGAAGCATTAGATGGTACTGAAATTAAATTTAATTTTCTTAGAGATTACTTACCACAATACTGGTTACTAGAATCATTTAAAGGTGAATTAGATATACTAGGTCAAATAAATGATTTAATTAAAAATAATTCTAAACTTCATTCTGGTATGAAAGGTCGTACCATTTCTGAATTAGAAAAAATGTTTCCTACTTATGAAGCTGGTATAGCTCAAGGTTTAAAACCTGCTACATTAGATGTAGCTGAGATAATGGCTAGATATATAAACTCTACTACTAGAGCATTAGGTCAAAGAAGATTAACCGCCATGCTTAAACAAGCACCTATTATTGGTAGGTCTGATGGTGCAGGTGGGAATGTAAAATTAATGTATTCTGCTAAAGACGGAATACCAACAAAAGTTAATCCTCAAGATTATGTTAGATTTTACCATCCAGCTTTTTTAAATCCAAGAATAGATATAACTAAATACTCACAGAAGGCATTAAACGAAATGTCACCGTTTGTATTTAGAGAAGCAGAACCTGTACTAAGAATGTTATATGATGCAAAGACAGAAGGTGCAGTACTAAAAGCTATCTCAAACTTTAACTTCTTACAAAAAAGATTTAGTGTTGGGTATTCATTCTTTCATGCAGAAACATTATTGCAAAATATGTTATACACAGGAATGAGTTTACCGACCACTGTAAAAACTGCAGCAGCAGCATCTGGTTTAGGAAAAATTCCATTAATAAGATATTTAATTCCTGATTGGAGAAGAACTCAGGCAAAACAAATGTTAATGGAAGCTGGTCATTATGATGATCTAAAAGCAGCTACTAGAGCTGGTGTAGAGTTTTCACACCCAGAAGATATTGGTTATAATAGATTCTATAATATGCTTGGGAATGCCCAACAATGGTTAGACAAAAGTCCTATATGGGGTACATGGTTAGCTAAACAAGGAATTAAACATTTAGTTGAAAGACCATTTAGATGGATAGATGATATTACTTGGGACAGAGTTTATAATGCTGGTAAACTATATGCATTCCAAACTGCAAGACTTAAG